TGATACTTTCAATTTAAGGAAGAAACATAAGGAGTGCGAATGCGGAGCAATAGGTGGAAGATACTTAGATGATAAAAACGCAGTTTATTATGGAGATAAAGCGTCAGCATTCGCTATTGATAATTACTCTTTCCAAGCAAGGGTTATGGGGAGAGTTCTAAGGAGGGAGCATAATAATATGTATGATCAGATTCACGGGAACGGAATGATACAATGTTGGCTAATGAGGTATAGAAATTCCCCAAACCCAGAGTCAATATCAAGAATAGATAAGAAAGCTTATAACGTGTGGATAAAAGATTATAGAATTTATTGAAAAATTATGAAAACAATCTTAATCCCTCTACTAGGACTTGTAACTATTTGGATAATGTTAATTCAATTAAAATTTGTTTATGAGTATTGGCTCTAAGATAATTATTCTATTACTAACAATATTTCTGCTAGCCACGTTTTTTTGCTTTGTAGCATATAAGGCTGTAGATTTAATTAATATACAACCAAGACAATGGAAAATAGATCGAGGTTTTGCAATTAATAAGTAAAATTATGATATACGTAATAACAATATCAGTAAGTGCAGTAGCTTTTCTGATGATAATTTTAATGATGATAGCACTATTGATTTATTTATGTGCTTATTTAGACTTAGTTGATAAAAATAATTATTAAACAATGTTATGGATGGGACTACATGGATGGGACTACAATAACCTGTTGATAACTTTCATTTGACAAGACGCTCCAAATATGATACAATGGTAGTAAAACAAATATAACTAACAACGACCATAATAAGCAGAATCGTACATTAATGGTATGGAAACAGATATAGATAAAGTACAAAACGAAATAATAAGAATAATAGAAGAAGATGGAGAGCTTAACAGTTAAAAAATTTAACGAGTTAAAGATAATTAGTTTTTTGCGTAAATATGAAGATAGAAGAAAAAGCAAAGAAAAAATAAAACAAAATGGCAACAGAGAAACAAAAAAAAGCAGTAAATAACACAGCTAAAACACCACAGAAATTAACAGAGTCAAAAGGATTTAAAGAAATATGTGCAGATTGCGGATTAACAGACGAATTAATACTAAATAGCTTGACAGAAGATATAAAACTTAAACCCCAGAATAGAAAATCAGAATTAGAACTAGGTGCTAAGATAAAAGGACTTATAAAGGATAGAATGGAATTAAGCGGAGATAAAGAAAATCCAATATCAATAATTAGTTATGAAAGAGCAAAAGAAATTATCAACGGAGGAGATGGAAGCGATAAATGTAATAGCTCAAAATAAACTAATACCATTTTGCGGATTTGTTAAAAAATATAGTGCTAGTTGGTTGCATAGAGAAATAGCAAGACAATTAGAGAGAGTAGAGACGGGAGAAGTTAAAAGATTGATGCTCTTTGTTCCGCCAAGACATGGAAAATCAGAACTAGGAAGTATAATGTTTCCAGCTTGGTATCTAGGGAAACATCCAGAGAAAGAAATTATAACTTCAAGTTATTCAGCAGACCTAGCTCAAGACTTCGGTTATAAGACTAGAAATTTAGTAGACAGCGAAGAATACAAAGAACTATTTGACTCAGAACTAAGAGAAGACTCTAAAAGTAAAGCTAAGTGGCTCACTAAAGAAGGAGGAGGATATACAGCAGTGGGGGTTGGAGGCGCTATCACAGGAAGAGGAGCAGATATTTTGATTATAGATGACCCAATAAAAAATAGAGAAGAGGCGGAAAGCTTAACAATAAGAGAAAAGATTTGGAGTTGGTACACATCAACAGCATACACTCGCTTGGAGAAAGGTGGAGCAGTTATCCTTATTCTTACTAGATGGCACAAAGATGATTTAGCTGGTAGACTTTTAAAAGCTCAAGAAGAAGGAGGAGATGAGTGGGAGGTAATAAAGTTCCCAGCTATCGCTACAGACAATGAGTTATTCAGAAAACAAGGAGAGCCATTGTGGAAGGATAAGTACGATATAGATTCGCTAGAGCAGATTAAAAAAACAATAGGTATATATGATTGGGCAGCACTTTATCAGCAAGAGCCAGTATCAAGTGAGACTCAAGAGTTCAAACAAGATTACTGGAAATATAGAACAATAGATGAAGTGTTAGCATTACAAACAAGAAGGACTCTAACAATAGATACAGCTATAAGCCAAAAGGCTAGTGCAGATAACACGGGGTTTTGTCTAAACTTCACTGATAGAGAAAACAACTGGAATATAAAAGCTTGGAAGAAGAAGATTAGCCCGCTGGAACTGATAGATGACCTGTTCTCACTATGGGAAGCATTCAGACTAGATGAGATAGGAATAGAAAAGACTATTTACTTAGATGTAGTTAAGCCATTCCTAGACCAAGAGATGAGAGTTAGAAACAAGTTTTTAAAAATAAAGGAATTACAACATAATCAAGTGCAGAAAGAAACTAGAATCAGAGCGTTGTTACCTAGATATGAAAGCCACTCAATATTTCACATAACAGGACAATGTTCAGACTTAGAGGAGGAGCAGCTGGACGCAGAGGCATATCAAACACAAATGATAGCCCCGATTAGAAAACCTCTCATAGGAGCATTAGCTTATAAAGAAGAATCATACTCATGAACATACAAGATTTCCTTACAAACTATGAAGATGGGACTGTCCAAATAGGCAGTAATGTTTCATATAAACAAAGAGACGTTATAAATAAAAACCAACAGATGAGTAATGGACAATATGAGTCCAAATACTTCGAGGACGGAGAAACAGAAAAGTATTACTACAATGTAGTCCACGGATTCTCATCAAGTCTTAAAAGAGGCTCACGATTAAAGATTAGTGAGTTTTCTTTGACTTCATTAAATGGAAAGTTCCTTAGAATGGTAGGCATATTAAAAGGAGCAGTAAAACATTTTCTTAAATACAATGGGTTTATTGAAAAGAAAGAAGAGGTATTGAATGAATTAGTTGATATGGGGCATGTCCTTACAAAGGTAGTCGACGGAGATACAGAGGTAGTTGACCTTAGAAACTTTGTATTTAAACCAAACATGAGATCTGCTAAACTTGAAGGAGGAGCTGAAAAGATATTCATGACTTACGAAGAAGCCAGGGCAGAGTTCAAAAGCAACAAACACTGGAGTGAGATAGAAGAGTTTTATGACAAGATTAAAGACACGGAAAGCGATCTAACTTTTATTGAATACTGGACGGTTGATGAGTTCGAAGTTAATGGTAAAAAAGAAATAACTAAAGGTTGCAAGAAATACTTAGATAGAAGCGAGACTACAGCAGACCAATACGATAACCCAACAGAATGGGAAGCTCAACTAGAAATAGATAGCTTCGTATCACCTCATGAAATTAAAGTGTCTAATAAAAAAGACAAAAAAAGATACGGAGATTTAATGAGAGTATTCCCTTATGACGAACAAAGACTAATAGACGTACCTGGACGTTACCTAGGAATGGGAACTTATGAACTATGTAGACCAGCTCAAGAAGATTATAACGAAAAGAAAAACTACAAGAGAAAGTTTGATAGGTTAGCTCTCAGAGGTATTTTAGTCCACAAGATAGGAAACATGAGGACAGAGAGCGACGGAGAAGCCCTAACACAAGAGTTCCTTAAAAGAATGGACACTGGCGCAGCGCTTAAAATACACAGCGATGAATCACTTGAAAGACTCAATGTCGGTTCAACTACTTCAGATACTCTAGCTATGACTAATGACCTCTTTGAGTTTATGAGGTTTATGTTAGGAGTGACTCCTATTTCAATCGGTAATGACTCAACAAACAAAACAGCTTCATTCGCAGTTATCCAGAACCAAACTCAACAATCTACTTATCAGGTTATCAAAAACAAAACAGCTAGACTATTTGAAAGACTATTCCAAGACTTCCTTATAGAGGACATTATTGAAGATATACTTTCAGGAGACATCATTCCAATTTACGCTGATAAGAATGACTTAAAAGAAATGGATAGATTCCTAGCTAAAGCAGAAGTAGACGACCAGTTTAATAGAACTCGCCCTAATATCAACGAGGAGACATATAATGCCGTTGTAGAGAACAGAGCGTTAAAGAACGAGGAAATGGGAGACGCAAGGTTTATAGACATTAAAGACACAGAAATAAAGAAAGCTTTCAGGAAAATGCTTAAAGAGGTTGATTCTTTAGTAGAGTTCAACATAACCGATGAAGCCTTTGACCCATCATTAAAGATTAAGACACTCCTAGACGCTGACCAAATGCAAAACGAGAAGTTAAGAGACAGAGTTTTAGATATAGTAGGAGTTAGCCCTAAAGAATTACAAGAAAGTGATGAAGAGAAACGCAAGAAACTCCAAGAGCAAGTAGGCCAAGAAAGAGCGATGACAGAAGCAAGAAACATCCCAGAGACTCCAATAACCCCTAATGTCCAACAATTAACCCCTAATGTCCAACAAAATGAAACTAGTACAAGAGGATAAAAAAGTTGAGAATACAGAAGAAATTCAGGCTTCCTTAAAAGAATCAGAAGCGGAATCAATGGGGAAAGCCTTAGAGGAATTTAGACAAGCTCCTTATTATAGATATGTTTGTAAGTTCTTTGATGAATACGAAGCCCAGCTAACTAATGAGATATATGGAATGCAAACAGAAGAGATGAGAAAAGTTTTTATGCTACCGTTAAAAGAACAAAGAGCAAAGATAGCCCAGATGAGTAAACGAGATTCAATCATTACAGGAGTTCTTTCAATTATTAAACAAGTACGGAGAAAGTTGTAAGAGTTTCTCTTTTGCCTATTCTGTCAGGACAATTAAGTCTTGGTAGGCAAATATAAACTCTTACTTATGTCAGAAGAAAATTTAAACCAAGAGGAGCGAGAGGTTGAGGACATCTTTAATGATGAATCCGAAGACTCAAACGATTCCGAAGGAAAAGATTCAGAAGACGCATCAACCCTCTCAGACGATGCCCTTGTTGAATATAATGAGCGTGTCGGTAAAAGCTACAAGTCATGGGACGACATAGCTAAACGAGAGAAGGAGGCTGATAAAGCCTTTGCTAAAGGAGAGCACAAGAAAGAAGAGACGGTTGTAAAAGATAGCCCGTCTGTAAACGATGAAGTCATCGAAGAACTTCTTTTAACAAAACACCCAGAAGCCGAGTATGTTATGGACGAACTAAAAGACGTCTCTAAACAAACAGGTAAAAGTATGCTGAAACTCTTTAGAGAATCAAAATACTTTCAGGGTGAAGCAAAATCTTTAGCTGATGCCAAACAAGTTCAAGAGGAATCAAAATCTAAGATTAACAAACCAACTTCAGGAGCTGGTTCGCCCAAAAAAGATTTCTCAAATGTTAAGACAAGTGAGGACGTCGCTAATTTATCTGATAAAGAAAAGGTTGACTTTGTAGATTAGCGCTTCTTAATTTCTTTACTATATTTCTAATTTCCTTAGTTTGATTACCTATCTCTTCTTGTCTTTTTTCTATATTTTTACCAAAAGTTTTGCCACTATTTGTTGT